TATATATTATATATATCTTATTGATATTACTATATATTATAATATATCTATATCTTCCCGTCCGTTATAACTTTATTAGTTAAATATCCCCCTCTTTTCATGTCCTCCTCCGCGAGCTATGTGAGCTTCTGATGTATATTTGTGGGTAGATATATATTACATCGATCTCAGCGGGGTTACCGGGGGCTTATCCAGATAGCAGTCCAATCCTGAATGCGAATCATTATCATAATGAGAACTATTGCTATCTACCTGGATGTTGAATGAGAATCATTATCATTATCACTATCAATACCGGTATCATTATCATTAGCAGTATCAATGCTCCACAGAATGAAGGGGGAAAGAGAGAGGGTTGGTCCTACATGTATCACCATCACATATCATCACCATCGCATAGCATATGTCCCCATATCCATATCCAGTGTGGCTAGGTGTACGGGTTATCGAGCATCGAGCGAGGGTATCAAAAATAAATGCACGAAGTAGTTGACACCTACATATCCTTTACCTTACCGTGTCTCTAGTCGCTACGAAGTGTCGTCCTAACAGACCCACCAATAGCGCAACCAGTGACAAGCTACTGTAGACTGACAAAGAACGTAGCTAGGCATTAGGGAACACAGGCATAGGTAACGTGTATCCCTAAACGAGTACCGCCTAGCAGGTCCAACAGAGGGCGTTACCGGATACCCCGAGGGAATCGTGAGGGATCATCTAGCGCCTATGCCGCGAACATGCAAACTCACACAGTACCGAACGGGTTTAGTTTTTTATCATAGTGGACTAGAGTCTACTGAGAACATTTTGACAAGCGTATACGGGTTACTCTTTGAAGTAACAGGTCTTACGACCGAGCCGGTCAGAATGTTCGATTGTAGATTAACGGGAGAACACAATGAAACAACGCAACGATTCATACCAACAATTAGCTGCGATTGCCGAGAAACACTACAACGACCGTAACATGTGCACAGTGATAGCAACCGCTAAAGTTTGCAAAGTGTCGTACGGCAAAGCATACAACGCGTGCCGCCGTAATGGTCGCAAGACAGGACACGGTACACGGTCAAACATATATTTTATGGCTATGCTTGATCTGGGATTCTTAGCACGCTACGTAGAATTGGGGCTCGTAGGTAAAACAATCGGCACGGCCGAGCGCGAGTTACCGTCACGAGGTACTTACCTGGTCCATGTACGGGGACACGTCGCAGCGTTTACGAATGGCAAGTTGCACGATTGGACTAGCGTAGAACAGACAGGCAAACCACGTAGACACCGAATTACACACATTCACGAAGTAACATCAATTCCACCTATAACGGAGTAACGACAATGCAAATAGTAGTTAAAGTTAAGAACGTATACGGTAATGATTTAATCTACCCAGTGTGTGAGCACGCTAAAATGTGCGCAGAATTGACAGGCACGAAAACATTGTCTCAGCGTAATGTGGACACACTTAAGCGCTTAGGCTTTGAATTCATCGTTGAATCACAAAAACTTTAAAGGGTATTTATGAATTACATTCAAAGATTGAAGAACGAAGTTAAGGCACACGAAAGCGTAGCGCGAGAACTGCGCAGCTACCTCGACCTCGCCAAATTTAAGACCGACACGACAGTACAGGTATCCGACATATACCACCGACTCGACAATTACGACTTCTACCTCAACGAAGGGAGCGACGTATGATTATCGGAACACTAACCGCTGAGGAAGCGCAAGTTATGGACTCGCACGAAGGCTATCACAGGTTCCACGCACCAGAATCGCAGGAGGCTTATGGGTCGTTCGAAGTGTTTTGGCCTTGGGAAGGTGGGCACGGGGAAGGCGCGGGATGGTACTGGCACGCGTGTTTTCCGGGATGTCTACCTGACGGGGAGCGCAATGGTCCTTTTGGCACGTCACAGGCAGCACATGAGGATGCTGATGAATGGCATCCGGATTACGATCCACCACCACCAGAGCCTAACACCTACTAGGCATCACCAACTGATGAGACCGGATGGTTACCGGTCGAAACGCGCGAAGGCGCGTATTGGTAAACCTAACTGGAATAGCATGATGTATAAACAAACCGAGATTAAAGAGTATTTTAACGATTTTATTAACGACCAAGGTGCAGAATGGATAGTAGAGAATCGCGATGACTTGCACTACCACGCATTCAATACGGACTATTATATTATTGGCACGTGGCAAGCTTCACAATGGCTAGGCGCGCATGCGTTTGAATGTATCGGAATCATTCGAGACTACGAGATGGACAATTTTGGCGAAGTCTCCACGGATTTTAGTGACCCTGAGAAAGTGGTCAACATGTACGCCTACATTGTCGGCGAGACTGTCGTACAGGACTATCTTAACCGGTTGGAGGAACTAGCGTAATGATTACCATAGACTTCACTTACGACACCGTGACACCTGAAAGCGCCGAACATGGCGATGTTGCGGAGTGCGGCTTTATTACGCCGGGATTTTGGCGATACCCCAATCTTGAGGAGTACGAGCGTAACCAGTGGTCAATAGGTGATCTAGCGTACCTGATCGACTTCGCTAAATCCTTGGGAATTTTTTTTGATGGGGATAATTTTTACTCCGTAGATCCAGATATCGACTTTCGCACTGGCGAATCGACTACTTACGGAATGCACATTGATGGAGTTACTCCCGCGACGTTTCAGCGTATTGCTAGATTGCTCGATTGACCCCTAGCCCTACTATCACTTGCTATGAGATCGTCGCTTACAGGGCATTGTGAGCGGTCGAGATTGGGCTTTTTAACCAAAATTAGGAGAAAATGGAGTGAATATATTAATTGCTTGTGAAACGAGTGGAACCGTGCGTGAAGCGTTTCGTGCACTAGGACACAACGTAACCTCGTGCGACTTATTACCAGCAGACGACGACAGTCCGCACCACATAGTCGGAGATTGCCGCGAAGTAATCAGTGCTGGTGGTCAAGTGAGGTTAGTCAGGGGTGAGTTTGTCGTCGATCCTTGGGATCTAATAATCATGCACCCGCCCTGTACAGCGTTAGCAGTGTCCGGTAATAGGTGGTACGGTCGAAACATGCCGAAACACCAACAACGGATAGACTCTATTGAGTGGACTATGGGCTTGTGGGCATTAGCGCAGAAACATAGCAAAAAGGTTTGTATGGAGAATCCGGTTGGCGTGTTGCCACTCAAGCCCACTCAATATATTCAACCTTGGCAATTCGGGCATGGCGAAACGAAGAAAACAGGGCTTTGGTTGTGGGGGCTGGATCCACTTGTTCCTAGCGATATAGTCGAGGGGCGCGAGCAGCGTGTCTGGAAGCTTGGACCGTCACCTGACAGATGGAAAATACGCAGCAAAACCTTTGATGGAATCGCGCGAGCGATGGCGGATCAATGGGGATAGACCATGTTAGAAGCGGGTCTGATTCTCGTTTTTACAATCACCATAACCTATTGATTAGTATCATAAATACTGCATTTTTAGAGTAAAAGGTGCAGGTTATAGAGAGAGGTTTAAAATGTATTCAATCGAGCTTTTGTGTGACACTTGCCAAACACAGTTGGAATACCAACTAGCAGAATATGAGTCACTTTCTGGACGCGCTACTGTGGAACAATTTCCGCCTGGATTCGTTTGTCCAAATTGCGGTAGTGAGCAACCTGTTGACCTTTTCACTGATTACGGGTAAGCTATAATTCTTTTTTGGAGATAAACAATGACTATGGATTCAAATCACTACGGACCAAAACACTACCGCTCGGGCGGAGCCACTCAGCCTTGGGATTACATCACTGAACACGGTATGGGGTTTCTTGAGGGTAACGTTGTTAAATACGTCACTCGATGGCGGGAGCCAAGTGGTGGTGGTATTGAAGACTTGCGAAAAGCAAAACACTATATTCAAAAACTGATTGACCTTGAGTCCGCATAAATGAATATAAAACAATTTTTCATTCGTGATGGTCGGTTTTGCGTTGACTGCAACGCCTACGTTTTGCCGGACAAAATGCCACAGAAAATGGCAAGGTTTGGCGAGGATTTGGTTTGTATTAAATGTGCGATTTTACGCATAAATTCCGACAAAACTTTGGGGTCACCACTATGAGTGCGATTAAAAATGATTACTTTGACGAGATAACTAGCGACTTGGCCGCGTTCGACATCGCAAGAGCAGACGCCGCGTGGAATGCTTCCGGGGAACCCCGCGTGGATGTTTTAGCTGCTTTAGATGCATACTCTACGCCTGTCGAATTTAGTGGTTATTTAAGGCTAACACTAATCAAGTTTTTGCTTGACGATGCGGGCTACACTAAAATTGACTTAGCAGCCAAAAATTATCTGCGGGAGATAAAACCGTGACTCACGGCGAGGGTCTAGGCCAACGATGTGCCTGCTGCGACGTTGTGCTTGATGCATTGACACGGCCACAACGCATACGCTCAAAAAGATTTAGCGACTTATGCACCGACTGTGTAGATGCAATCGAAGGGGCACTGTTTGAGTTTGAGCGTGTGCCGGAAACTGCGCCCGAATAAAAGACCCAGTAATGGTATGGTATGCAAAAAAAAGGGCCAGTAATGAGACAAACCAAAGGAGTGCGAAATGTTAAGTTTAGAAAAGTATACCCAGGATTTCCCAGAGGAAGTTGGTCAAACGGCACACATTCATCATTGCCGAGAGGGGAAGGGTAATGATGCACTGTATCTCACACGCAACACGGACGGATCGGTTGTAGGCTACTGTCACCACTGCCACGAGCATGGTGTGTGGCGTAATAGGTCATTTAAA